GGAGGGAGGAACCTCAGTGTCACAACTCACAAAACACAATATCGAAGGACAAATCCTCAAGGCAGACGATGAACAACGTCTCGTCTACGGGTGGGCCTCAGTCGTTACCGAAAAGGGCGAACCTGTGGTTGATCGCCAAGGTGATGTTATCGAACCAGAGACGCTTGTTAAAGCCGTGAACAGCTTCATGGAGAACATTCGTGTCGGAAAAGAAATGCATAAAGGGGGCCAAATTGGTGCGGTTATCCACTCCATGCCTATCACTAAAGAGATTGGCGAGTCCCTTGGCATCCAGAGTGACCGTGAAGGATGGGTCGTAGCTTTTAAAGTATACGATGATGACGTCTGGGCTAGGGTCAAATCTGGTGAACTTGCGGCCTTCTCAATAGGTGGTCGTGCTGTAAAGGAATCCTATGATGCCTAACTTACTGAAACAACTAGAACTGGATGAACTATCTTTAGTGGATCGTCCAGCCAACAAACAAGCAATGGTCTCTCTTTATAAAAGGGACAACTCCGAGGGAGATACTATGGAGAACGAAGTAGAGAAAATGTCAGATGACATGAAAGCAAAGCTAAAGCCGTTTATGGACAAAGGTATGTCCGAGGACGAAGCTATGAAAATGTATAACATGAACATGAAGAAGGACGTTCAAGGCCCTCTTGATGAACTGAATACAGCCAAAGCAGAACTAGACCTAGCTAAAGCCGAGATTGATCGCCTTAGCAAGTCTCTAGAAGAAGCTGGTTACATCGTTAAAGCAGAGTCAATCGAGAAGATGGTTGAGCCTGAGTTTGTAACTTACGGTGAAGAGCAAATCAACAAAGCTGATATCCCTGCGGTTATCTTGAAGGCACTGGAAGAAGCAGAAGTTGCTAAAGCAGATGCCATCTTGGTTAAGCATGCAGAAGCCGAATTGCCAAACTTTGATATTGAAGTAGCCAAGTCTTTGGTTGCCAATTTCGGAGACGAAGAAACAATCATGCAAGCACTCAAAGCAGCCGACAAAGCCTTTGCCGATAGCATGACTGAACTGGGTAAATCTGACGTAGACGGAGAGTTCGCCACGGCGACTGATAAGTTAGAAGCACTCGTAAAGTCCTATATGGACGATAACAAAATGAAGAAGAGCCAGCATGCCTTGGCCTACGCTGCCGTAGCGAAGACCGACGAAGGTAAAGCTCTGATCACTAAATCCTATAAAGGGGAATAAAAATGGCTGTTACTCAATCACGGGACAACCGCACACTAATCGCCGCTGCCGACCTTAGCGGTTCACAACACTTGTTTGCTGCTATGAACGGCGCAGGTAAGGCCGCAATCTGTGGTGACGGCGCACAGGCTTTCGGAGTCATCGAAGTCGGTGGAACCGCAGCCGCAGCATCTACCATTACCGTATCTGGTAAAGTCATGGTCAAATGTGGTGGCACAGTCACTATCGGTGATGACGTAGCTTCGGATGCCGCAGGCAAAGCTGTTAACGCCGCTGCTAACGACATTATCTTAGGTCGTGCCTATGAAGCTGGCGCAACTGACCAGTTGATCGCCATTGAACTTGGCTCCACTGGCAACGCACACGCCTAATAGCATAGAATAAGGAATAAAATTATGCCAAATCTAACTCCATCACAGGTGCATATCGACCGCCCGTTGTCTAACCTGACACTGGCCTATGCACAGTCAAACGAGAACTTTATCGCAGATAAGGTATTTCCCACGGTAGGGGTACAGCGTCAGTCTGACAAGTACTACATCTATGACCGTGCCAACATGAACCGCACAGGTGACGTAAAGAAGCTTGCGCCACGGACTGAAGTCAACCGTATCGGTATGGCTATCTCAAACGACAGCTACTTTGCTGACGTGTATGGCCTTGGTATGGACTTCGATGAGCAGACTATCGCTAACGAAGACGAAGTACTGAACATCCGTCAGGCTGGTGCCGAGACTCTGGCTATGCGCCTGATGATCCACCGTGAAGAAACATTTGCAAGCACGTTCTTTGCAAATAGCATTTGGACAACTTCTGTCTCAGGTGCAACTAACGGCGGTACTCCTCCTGTCTTCTGGAATGATTACACCAATTCAACACCAATCGCTAACGTCACACTGGGTCGCCGCACTATGCAGCTTTCCTCTGGTGGCTATAAGCCAAACACTATGGTTGTTGGTAAAGAAGTCCGTGACATTCTGGTTAATCACCCAGACATTCTAGCACGTCTGAACGGTGGAGCTACTGTAAGCAACACTGCTCTGATCACAGATGCTAAGATGGCCGAAATCTTTGAGGTAGAGAACTTCTACGTCATGGAAGCAGTCCGTAACACCGCTGCAGAGGGTGCTGCAGAGTCAACTGCCTTTATTGGCGGTAAGCATGCCCTTCTGTGCCACACGCCTTCTAATGCGGGTCTCATGACCCCTGCGGCTGGTCTTACCTTTGCATGGAATAATATTCCGGGCGCAAACAACCTTGGTATCACTGTTGAGTCCTTCTCGGACGATGCACTGAAGCGTCAGCAAGTTGCAGAGCATATCCAAGTTAAGATGGCTTATCAGATGAAGCTGGTTGGCCCAGACTTGGGTTACTTCTTCAACGCTATCGTACAATAAAGTGTACACAGGTGGGATGCTTTAGGGTGTCCCACCACCTACATAGGAACCCCGACTATGATTAGACCCGAAGATTTCCCGTTTCAGATAGACAGACCTACGTTTGTAAGAGTTCCCTTTACTGGTGCTGGTAGACAGTGGCAAGCTGGTGAGCATTTCCCTTGGAAAGAACTCAGCGTAGATGACAATAAAGTTCGTATCCTTTACGACCAGAGAACCCTCTTTCATGACTCCTCTAAGGAGACCAGTATGAAGGTTGGTGACGGACTTGAGGCCTTAGACAGCGATGGTCTTTCCTCTCTGGTAGATACGATTAACGAACAGGTCAAAACCTCTTGTGCGACAACAAGAGAGTATGACAAGAAGCGTTGCAAAAAGTCTAGGCTAATAGATAAGCAACGAGGAATGATCCGTAGTTGGAGGCGTAATTACGGACAGTTGGAGAACGGTTAATGGCTTGGACGTATGATCCTACTACCCTTGGTACTGTTGACGCAGACGAGAGGTTGAACAGTGTTAGGTTGTTGTCTGGTGATACAGATATTACTGACCAACAGTTGCAGAACGAGGAGATTGTATTTAGTCTTACTCAGACAGGTAACAATGTTTACTACTCTGCTGCTTGGGCAGCTAGGGCCATATCGTCTAAGTACGCACGACTGGTAGACACAGAGATTGATGGCATCTTAGGCTCTAAGTATTCTACTCTTGCAAAGCAGTATATGACCCTAGCAGACACTCTTCAGTATCAGGGTAAGACTACTGGCGCTGTTATAGGCATAAAAGCTGGGGGTATTAGTATAGCCTCTGTCAAAGCTGTACGTCAAAACACCGACAGGATAGACCCTAGCTTCCGAAGAGATAGGTTTAAGAACCCCGAAAGTTACGACCACTCTGACGATTACACAAGCTAGGGGTAAGAAATGTTTAGGTCGAATGATTTATTCCGACTTGTTAATGATCACGGACAGTCTCTGACTCTTCGTAAGATCACTACAGATGGCACCTACAACCCTGTTACTGGTGCAGTAGCTGGTGACGTAACTACAGATATCAGCATACTGGGATACTTCTACAACTACAGCTTAGGCCTTACAGGTAACAACGATGAGATCGTAAGGGGGCAGAGAAAGCTCCTTATATCTGCTCAAGGGTTAAGTGTTACCCCTGATGACGAAGACCTTATCTTAGGCAACGGCGACACAGTAAAGGTAACTTCTGTGACAACCCTGTTCTCTGGTGGTGTAGCCTTGTGTCATATGTGTAGCGTTCAGGAGTAAACTATGACTGTAAAGTTAACAGGCTCTATCGAAGAGGTTATTCAAAAGATAGAGGCCAGTGCGGACGAGGCTGTAAAAGCCCTTCTCAGCGAAGCAATAGATTACCTGATAATAAACTCCCCCTTAGACACAGGGGCTTACCTAGAGTCTCATACTATTAGTAACACTGCTGGCGCACCGAGAAGTCAAAAATCCAGTAAGCGTAAGAGGGGCTCTGGCGGCTCCGCTAACATAGAGAAGGCAAGAGCCCAACTAGAGGGAGACATCCTTAAACTAAACGTAGGTGGTGAAGTCTTTAATATAAGAAACAACTCCCCACATGCCAACATTGTTGAAGAAAACATCGGTGGTAAGATTAAGGATAATAAACACGGAGTCTACAAAAAACTAGCACACCACCTTAACGCTTTTGGCCTAGAGACTAAATTGACAGGAAGAATGCCTAATGGCTAGTATACACAAAACTATCAGAGCTGCACTAGAAAGCCGACTAGCCACTGTAGCTACTGCTAACTCTTTTTCTGTAGCTTTCGAAAATGTCTCCTTTAGCCCCATCACAGGTACATCTTTTGTCCGTTGTGACTTTATTCCTATGCAACGTATTAGGGCAGCAAGAGGTTTGAACTCTCAGATACGATACTCTGGTATGTTTACTATGCTAGTACATGCACCAGAGAATGCTGGCCCCGCAGCAGCAGAGACACTAGCTGAACTACTTATTGACAACTTTGAGTCAAACACTGACGTCTCTTATACAAGTGGCGGAACAACAACCATCGTATCTATAGACTATGCTGAGAGGCAGCAGGGCTTCACAGATACACCTTGGTACTTAATACCGATCACAATCGGATGGTACATTTATAACTAGGAGAATAACACATGCCTACCTTCGCACAGGGTTCACGCTCTAGCTTAAGCCTCGTTAAAGAGGTCACATTCGGTACTACCCCCGCTGGTAATACCACTAACCTCCCCTTCACCTCGCACAGCCTTAACCTGTCTAAGGACTTGGTTGCTGGCACTGATATCCAAGCCGATCGCATGCCTCGCCATGAACGTCACGGTAACAAACAATCTGCTGGTGACATTGTAGTTGACCTTCGTAAAGGTGACTATGACCTACTACTTGAGTCAGCCATGCTTAGTACGTTTGCTACTAACGTCTTAAAGGTTGGCGTTACGCCCATGTTCTTCAGTATTGAAGATTACTCTGCTGACATTGATACGGCTCGTTTGTTTACAGGTCAGACTGTTTCTACTATGGGCATCTCTATTGCACCTAACCAGATGGTAACCACTACCTTTGGTATGGTTGGCAAGGGCATGACTATTGGTGCCACACAGAAGACCCAAACAGCAAACACAGGCAACGCCCCATTTGATGCCTACTCAGGTAACATGCTCTTGGCTAACCAAGGCGTAACACTGGCAAGTCCAGCTAACGATTTACCTATCATCACACAGATTGACTTTAATGTAACTAACTCGTATGCGCCAACCTTTGTTGTTGGGTCTAATGAAGCACCAGTTCTTGAAGTTGGTCGTGCAGAAGTTACAGGATCGTTCTCTGCATACTTTGAAAATGACACTCTTATCAACCGCTTCTTGAACGAGACTGAGACAGCTATTTCAGTATCTGTTGATGACCCAACAGGGTCTAACGATTATACCTTCTTGTTCCCAAGAGTTAAGATCAACACTGCTGACGTAGGTGTAGATGGACCAACAAGCCGTATGATTAGCGTTGGGTTCACTTCTTTGTTCGATACCACAGAAGCAACCAACCTTAAGATTACCCGCTCATAAGAATCCCTAGCTAGGGCGGGGGGCATCGGTGTCGGGTCTGATGCTCCCCTTTTACTAACCCGACATAACCCTGACAGGAACCTGACATGGACTTGATGAACTTAAAGCCTACCTCCGACACAGTGGAAGTACTCTTAGTACACCCATCTAGCTTGGAGTCATTAACTAACAAAGACGGTAGTGAAATGTCTATCACAGTGTACGCCCCTCATACCAAGGAGTATAAGGCTGTGATGCACGAACATACAAACAAACGTATTGCAAAAGCCTCAAAGAGAAAGGCTAGTAACTTCTCAGCAGAGGAACTAGAGGCGGATACGATAGACCTCTTAGCTCGGACAACAGTAGATTGGGATATTACCTATGATGGTAAGAAGCCTAAAATGACTGTGGCACTCTGTAAAGAAGTCTACACACAATTGTTCTGGATCAAAGACCAAATAGAGGAGGCTCTTGCTGACTCTGTGGATTTTACCAAAGCCTGATCGAAGACTTGCTTGAGTTTGCGGAACATTCCTTCGAACTCAACAAGACCGACGAAAGTGGTACAAGCGAACTTTCACACCTAGAACAAGTAGAAAGGCAGACAGGTATTAGACCTAAGCGATTAGAGGGACCAGAGTTCCCAGTCCTTTTGTCACATATCTGGTCTGCCTTTGTTGCATGTAGTAAGGGAAGGACAGGGGGTTTTAGTGGTGCTAACCCTCTGCCCTACGAAAGTATAAAAGCTTGGATGGAACTTACAGGCACACCACTAAACCCAAGGGAAGTAGAACTCGTTAAAGAGCTTGACGTGATATACATAAGGACGCAGTAATGCCAGTAGTAGACCTCAGATTTGTAGTACACGACAAAGAAGGTGTTGACCGAGCAACTAAGTCATTAGTTGCGTTTAACAAGATTAGCCTTGATCGTCAAACGAACTATGATGCAGAAGCTTCTGCTGCTAAGAGGGGTATGGCAGCTACCACCAAGCTGATTTCGTTAGAGCGCAAGCTTAACGTCCAGCGTGATATTGAGACCGAACTGGTTAAGCAAGGTCTTATGTCTAAGAAGGCACAAGCAGAGGCCTCCAAGAGATACGATAGGATTCTCCAGCAAGAGACTAGGACGCTTCAAGACTACATAGACACTGACAGAGTGCTACAAAAAGAGCAGCAAAATGGAGCGAAGGCAGAGGAAGCACTGTCCAAACAGCGGACTAAGACTAAGAACGATACCGAGAAGCTTAGAAAAACCTACGACAGCACATACGCAGCCACTAAGAGGTACAAGCAAGGTCTCAAAGACATTGACAGAGCCTTTGAAGGTATGGAAGGCGGGCCTGAGAGGGCGTCCCGTGCAATTAAGGCACTGAAGTCTGATTACCAAGCTTTCATAGCTGCTTCTAAGTCTGGTGGTATTGTAGATGCAGGAAACCAGTTTGCCCGTTACGGAGATCAAGCATACAGGGCCCAACAGAGAACTAAGAGGTTTGCGTCAGTTGGTCTGCAACAAGCAGGTTATCAGGTCAATGACTTTATTGTTCAAATTGCCTCGGGGCAGAACGCACTCGTAGCCTTCGGGCAACAGGGTTCTCAGTTAGCTGGTATCTTTGGCACTAAGGGTGCTGTTGTAGGTGCTATTATCGCTGGTGTAGCTGCATTGGGTAACTTAGTTTATCAAGCTTATATGGCTCAAGAAGGTATTAAAACCCTTGAGGATGCCCTTACTGATCTGGAAGGTGCACTCTCAATGGTATCAGAAGCTGAACAAGTTATAGAAAACATCGGGTCTGGTGATTACTTCGGCCACATGGCAAATGAGGTAGACCTGCTTGCCGAGTCACTTAGGGCTCTAGGATTAACTATGGGTCTGGTTGAGTTAAAGGCAGGGATGAAAGCGGTAACTGATATTGATATGGGTTTAATGGACGAGTTCGTAGCGGGCACTATTAAACAGGCTAAAGAGTTGAGCCTAGCATTAATACCGTTTCAATACCTTTTTAGGAAGAAGCAGTCCTTAGAGGAGGAGATGCTAGACAGTCAAGCTATTGGGATGGCAGAGTCTCTATTTGGTCCAGACTCTGGAAAGCGGGGGTATACGGAAGCCTTCTTACAGGACTTAGAAAAGCTGCAGGAAGAGCCAGCTATAAATGCCCAAAAAATAGCAGAGAGGGTAAGCCGCTTCGTAGATCAGGCAAGGATTTGGGGTTTTGACGATGCTACGGAAGATGGTAGGGAGCTGTTTGCGCAGTTAATAGAGTTAGCAGAAGGGGCTGCTAAAATAGCAGAGGTGCAATCTGACTCTGTTAGACTAGAGCAAGTCCGTAGAGCTGCTGTGTTAGAATCTGCCAATGAGTTTGAAGCTCTTTATAAGCTGATGGATAAAGAGGACAAAGAGTACTGGAAGAGATACTACAAGAACTATAAGCTGCAGCAGAAACAACAGGCAGATCGTCTTAAGGCTGGTATAGCTGATGCTAAGAAGATTGTAGATGCTCAAGAGAGAGCCGCAGCGGGTGGTGCTAAGGTAATGCTAAAGTATCAAAATGCGGTATTGGCTGGTGCAGTTAAACTTCAAACCGCTGAAAAGAACACGGCGGAGGCTAAAAGACAGGAAATAGCCCTCGCTGAAAAGAAAGCAAAAGAGGAAGTTCAGGCTCAGTACGAGAGCCTAAGACTAAAGAACGGGCAACTTCAACTGACCGCAAAACAAACTGCTGAGATGGACAAACAAGTAAGACTAGCTAAGGCTGCTGCTACTCAGGCTGTAGAGCTTAAGTACAAAGCGCAATCCGCAGCGGAGAGGATAGCTGAAGGTGCCAGAGAAGCACGTGAGTTGGCTACACAAATTGAACGTGCTTCGAAAGCCTACGAAACCTTCCTAAACAAGACCACTAACATTAAAGACAGTACAGCCGGTATACTGAAGCAGGTAGAAGTCTTACGCCAAGGAGGTAGCACCCAAGACGCAGCGGCGGAGGGTAAGTACGTCACTGAGATGAGTAAGGTTCAGAGAGAGGCAGATGCCCTAAGGCAGCAGCAAGCCGACCTCGGCCCTGACCGTCAATTGTCCGATGCGCAGATAAACTCAAGTCAAACAGCTCAAGAGACAGCTCTGGACGAACTCAGATTAGCTAACAAACAACGAAATGCCGAGATGGATAAGCGTAAGGAAGCTAACAAGAAACCAAAGAAACTCCCCAAGACTGCAATGGAAATCCTAGACAAAGAAGAACGGTCTATGAGTCTTAAGCTTGACAGGTCTAGGGCTCTCTTAGGTCTTACTGAAACAGAGATATTCTTCGAGAACAAAAAGTACGCCCTTATGTCTAAAGTACAAGAGCAGATGGTCACTATGACTGACGCTGAGAAAGCTTCTACTATGGCTAGGATAGAAGGTATAGCCAAAGAGATGGCGGCAAGAGAAGAGCAGCAGAGACTTGAACAAGAAGTAATAGACTTTCAAAAAGAGTTAGCTGAAACGATGGCCTCAACCTTTGCAGATAACTTTATGTCTATTGTAGATGGAACTAAGTCTGTAGCAGAGGCCTTTAAAGCTATGGCAGCAGACATTGTTAAGCACCTGTTTAAAGTCTTAATCATACAAACTATGATCAGGGCTATGGGTGGTTTTATGGGTTCTGTAGCAGCTCCTGATAGCCTTATGGGTAACATAGGTAAGGGGCTACTGTCCTACGAAGCTGCTAACGGCGGCGTGATGAATAACGGACAAGTGGTGCCTTACGCTAACGGTGGTGTTGTACAAGGTCCAACTCAATTTCCCATGTCGGGTGGTCGTACAGGACTGATGGGTGAAGCAGGCCCAGAAGCTATCATGCCACTCAAGCGTGGTAAGGACGGTAAGCTAGGTGTGCAGGCAGACGGGGGTAGCTCTAGTAACGTTGTTATTCACCAGAGCTTTAACTTCTCTGCTAATGGTGACGAGAGTGTCAAGAAGATAATAGCGGAACAAGCCCCAGCTATTGCTAACATGACTAAGCAGAATATTCTTAATGATCGCCGTAGGGGTGGTCAGATGAGACAGGCATTTGGGTAAGGAAATCTTATGACACTAAAGACTGCACCAACTAGCATAGGCTTTGAACAGATAACGCTAACTGCTATGAACGCTGTTGCCACATCTCAGTCACCCTTTACCTATAAGCAACAGGTAGTACAGCACGTAGGTCAAGCATGGAAAGCTTCTGTTACCATACCACCTGTGCGTAGAGACTTAGGTGAGCCTTGGGTAGCCTTCTTGTTGTCGCTACAAGGGGGAGTTCATACCTTCCTCTTAGGTGACCCTAACTGTACAGAACCTAGAGGTACAGCAGTCAATAGCTCCCTTACAGCCACAGGGACTAAGGGGGCTGATACTGTGACTCTTGCGATATCTGACGGAACAACTCTTAAAGCTGGTGACTACATACAACTGGGTACAGCAGCCACATCTAAACTACACAAGGTCTTAGCAGATATATCGGCTGCTGGAGCAGTAGAGATTTGGCCTAGCCTCAGAGAGACTTACGCTAGCCCCGGGGTTGCTGTAACTGTAAGCAATGCTAAGGGTATCTTTAGGCTGGCAAGTAATATACAGGAGTGGCAGATAGGTACCTCTAGTACCTACGGTATCGGCTTTGAGGCTGTTGAGGTGATTGTATAATGAGCAGGACTCTCCCAACAGTAGTGTTGAATGCCCTAGACGATCCAACCATCCACCCATTTTTTGCTGTAGAGCTTCTATTTGATAGCCCTAACGTGATACGCCTGTGGACAGGTGTGGGAGACCTTTCCTACGAGGGGCATACTTGGACAGGCTCTGGGAACCTAATGTCAATCTCAGCTATAGAAGAAAGCTCTGACCTTTCTGTCAAGGGCGCCAGTCTTACCTTTACTGGCATAACAGGGGATCTTCTTTCCCTAGCACTAGCAGAGCCATACCAAGGTCGGGTATGTAACATCTACCTCGGTATCACAAGCGATACCACCGCACTAACACAGATGTTCTCTGGCTACATGGACCAAATGTCTATCGCAGAGACTGCAGAACAAACAACTGTAGAACTAACTGTAGAAAACAGGCTAATAGATTTAGAGCGTCCTCGTATAGCTAGGTACACCTCTGCTTATCAAAAGTCAATCTATGCTGGTGATGAGGGACTAGACTTTATTGAAGACCTGCAAGATAAAGAGATAGTCTGGGGAAAGGCTGTTGCCTGACGTAAAGTTTCAGCAAGAGTTTCTTTGTCAAGTTAGGGAAGAGTGTATTCCCTTGATAGAGAGTCACTGGGAAGAAGTGGCAATCAACAAAGACCACATCAAACTAAACCCTGATTGGGATGCTTATGAGAAGCTAGAAGAGTCAGGTATGTTGACCATCTTTACCGCTAGATGCTCTGACAAACTAATAGGATACTTTGTCGTAATCTTAACAAAGAGTATCCACTACAAAGACCACTTGTTCGCTTCTAATGATATCATCTACCTCAACCCAGATTACCGTAAGGGTATGACAGCGATAAGGTTGATGAAGTTTGCAGAGAAATACTTAAGGAAAGACGGGGCATCAGTGATGATAGTTAACACCAAAGTAAAGAACCCTTTTGATCCTATCCTTGAGAGGCTGGGTTTTAACCTCACAGAGAGGGTCTATACTAAATACCTTGGGGGTAACTGCTAATGGCTGTTGCTGCTGCCGCTTATGCCGCTGGTGCTACTGTAGCTGGAACAGCCGTTATAGTTGCTACTACTGTAGCTACTTACGTAGCCATAGCAGTTGTAACCTCTGTCGTACTAAGGGCGCTTATGCCCAAGCCCCAGATGCCTTCCTTTGGCGGTGGCAACAAGAAGAACAGGGGCTATAACATAACTCAGACAGGGTCGGCACTAGACCATCAGATAGTGTACGGCTCGATGAGGACTGGCGCAGTACGAGTGTTTGACGGTACTACGGGTACAGACAACAAGGAACTGCACAGGGTATTAGCTTTCACTGGACACGAGATAGAGTCCTTTGACCAGATATATATTAACGATGATCTAGCAACCGTTGCAGCTAATGGAAATGTCACATCACCTAGTCGTTATAGCGGTAAGATCAATATCAAGAAACACTTAGGTGCAGCAGATCAAGTTGCCGATAGTACTCTTGTTTCTAACGTATCTGCTTGGACAAGTAACCACAGACTTCGTGGCATTGCTTATCTATACTGTAAGTTTACATACGATGCCGACTCTTTCCCCAATGGTGTCCCTGAGATTACTGCTGTGATCAAAGGTAAGAAGGTGTACGACCCCAGAGATTCATCAGCCGCTCCCGCTTGGTCAGACAACCCTGCCTTATGTATAAGGGACTACCTGACATCTACAGGCTACGGCTTAGGTGAGGTTGCTGCTAACATAGACGATACAGTGTTTTCCACTGCAGCTAACATATGTGATGAGACTAACACAACTGCTAGTACAACACGTTACACAATGAACGGAGCCTTTACTACTTCTGCTACACCTGTAGACTTCTTACAAGATGCCATAACTTCTATGGGAGCTACCCTATGGTATAACCAAGGGACATGGAAGGTTAAGGCTGCTAAGTGGACTGCTGCTACAGTTACTTTTGATGAGGACGATCTTAGGTCTGGTATAAACTTAGCTACTAGGAACTCCCGCAGAGATAACTTTAATACTGTTAGGGGTACGTTTAGGGGTGACGAGACTAACTACCAAGTAACAGACTTTCCTCCAGTAACTAACGCTGCCTTTGTCACTGCCGATGGTGGTCAAGAGACTTCTGTAGACTTCGACCTATCCTTTACTGACAACTCTATAGAGGCTAGGAGAATAGCTAGGATAGTCCTAGAGAGAAACAGACAACAGCTTACTGTTGAGGCTTCCTTTGGTCTTAGGGCTCTTCAAGTACAAACGGGAGATAACATATACCTAACTAACACTAGACTTGGTTGGAGTAGCAAAGAGTTTGAAGTCATGTCTTGGAGCTTTGGTTCTGTAGATGAATACGACTTACAAATAGACATGGTGCTTAGGGAAATCTCTGAAAGTGTTTTTGATGAGGTCTCTGATGGTATAGTCTACGAACGAGATAATACTACTTTGTTGTCAGCCTTTGAGGTACCGACCCTTGGCGTAACCGTTGGCTCAGAGTTAAGAAGGGTAAAGGGTAAGACTACTGGAGTTATGACTGTAGACGTTACAAACACAAGTAACATTATGGACATAGCCGAGGTACAATATAGAAAAGTGGGTGACACTAACTTTACAGGAGTTGGCACACTTGGATTTTTTACGGGCACAAGCAGAATTGACGTTGTAGGTGTAGCAGATGGACGCTACGATATTAGAGTAAGGGCGATTAACTCTATAGGTGTTAAGGGTGCCTATACCACACTATCTAACCAACTCATAGAACCTTTAGGCGCACCGCCAGCAGATGTAACTAACTTTAACGGAAACCTTGTAGGACCTAACCTATACCTAACTTGGACACCTGTAGCTGACTTAGACTTAGCGCACTATACAATTAAGTTTAGTAAAGAGTTAACCGGAGCTAAGTACAACTCATCCATAGCTATAGCTGAAGTACCCTCAAGTCTTAGTGTCTTTGCTGTTGCTGATGCAGGTCCGGGCACTTACTTTATTAAAGCGGTAGACGATACCGCCAGTGGTGCAAACACTTCTGTCAATCCTGCAAAGTTTGTAATTACCAGTGTAGGTATGGAAGAGCTAAATGTAGTAGCTACCTTAACCGAGGGTCCAACCTTCGGTGGTATAAAGGATACTGTAGAGCTTGTTAATGGTAAGCTAATGTTACTGAGCGAACTGTTCGACAATGCTACTGGTAACTTTGATGCCAGAGGAAATG